TTAAGAACACCCACCGAAGTGGATAATTCTAAAAAGCCTGTTGGCGACGGCTTGACACAATCTCCCGCTTTATTCTCGCACTTGTGCCACACCACTTTTCCCGACTTTGCAGCCAAAACTACCAGCGGGAAATCCTGCTTTGTAGCATTTTTCAGCTAAAATATAGCTACAAATAATAACCTTGCGTAGGAATACTAATGCCTACATTAATTTTGGATTTTAGCCGGTCAAAATACCGCCCATAAGCCATTAACCGGCGAAATGGCCGCTAAAACACATAGTTGGGCGCTTACATTGACGCTAGAAAACAAATGAAAGGACAGCATGAATATCAGTTTTGACCTTACGACTCCTGAGGGCAGAGAAAAAGCATTGGAGCTATTTGATAAATGGGGATGGGCAATACATCTTCCTGCATGGCTTATGAAAAAAGCCTTCGACTTTATCTCATCAAAAACAAATGACGATATTATTGAGTCACAGCGAAAAACAGCAATAGATATTATAAAAGCTGGCAGCAAGCAAAACGTTAATAAGATGACAATCATTGTGGATCAAATGGTTGGTTTAGATTTCGGCTCAAATGTTGAAGGAATTCCAGTAAAGTGCAAATTAGGAAAAGATGGTCATATGACTATTGAAGTGGAATATCAAAAAAATTAGAGTTTTGGGAAATTAATATTGCATGGTCATAGGTATCGATATTTAGCATCAAAAAGACCAGTTTGGGATCTGGCTCAATTGTAAATTCAGAAAAATATGTAAATGGAGCAAAAGCAAATCGTCAATTAGTGCAAGAAAATTTATACTTCTCTATTCAAACCGGAAAGTTTACGAATTGCTTAGGTAGAAATAATTCTCAGCAACGCGCCCAACACCGCTTGCACCGGACAAAAGCGGGGTGGTTCTCCGCTTTTGATGGAATTCACACCACTGGCTTTTTTGGCCTTTTGGCAATTTCCCGCCAAATCCCGCTTTTGCCGGTAAAGCCAGCCGTTAGCCTGCTATCCGCATGATGAAATAAAATTGATCACATGGAAAAATTACCGCTATATATTCGCAAACTCGCTCGGAATATGTTTGCTGGTCAGTCTGGATTATCGGGACCAGAAATCCATGAGTTTTTTAAAGAATATTCATCAGAGATTCCAGACTATTCAGGCGGAGGTTCCCGTTGGGAGATTTTTGATAACTTTCTGATTTCATTTCCCCTGGACACACAACGAACCATTTTGTTGCATCTTTGTGATTACAATGTTCCAACAAAATACGGTCCACCAAGTGATGAAGATAAACAAAAACTTCAAAAATGGCTTATAACAACTCCTGTTTCGCAAGCATCCGAAACGACCCTTCAAAGTGTGACAAGTTCGAGTATCCATGAGTATTGGCAGAAAGCTCTTGAACGAGTTCATAATGACCCGGAAGGAGCAATAACAAGCGCTCGCACATTGGTTGAAACAGTCTGTAAATATGTGCTTGAAAACAAAGGTATTGCATTCAAAGAAGATGGCGATTTGCAGAAACTATACAAACAGACTGCATCCGCATTGAATTTATCCCCTGACCAGCATGGAGAAGACATTTTCAAGCAAATATTGAGTGGTAGCGCAAATGTAGTTAATGGGCTAGCAGCTCTAAGAAATGCTTTTGGTGACGCACATGGCAAAAGCAAAAAATATATTAAGCCGAAGGCAAGACACGCAAAGTTGGCTGTGGGTTTTGCTGGCACATTGTCTACATTCTTAATAGAAACATTTGAAGAGCAAAACAAAGACGCAGGCTAACACCGCGTGCAGCCGACTTGGGGTACGCACCGCGTTATTTAGGCTTTTTTCGTGGCTTTTGGCGTTTCCCGTTTCGACGGCGAGTCCACGCTCCCACCCCAAGCGGCTAACGCCAGCCGTTGAAACTGTCGAAAAAGTCATTTATTAAAAATAATCTTTGAAAAGTGGGACAAAAACATCGAAAAGCGCCTTGTTTTTTTGTGTCCCAGCCCAAATTCTAGCGGTTTTTGAGCCTGTTGTGGGAGATTTTTGTGATCTTTTTCCCAACAAAGGGTTTTTCGACAGTCTCGTTAGCCCGCACCACTAATGGACTTATTAAGAGAATTTGCATTAAATTATAATGAGGCTAGAACATTATGCTGGAAAGAAACATAAACCTATGCAGAGCTATTACCCAAAAGAAAACATCCTGTAAGAATAATGCAATAAAAGGTAAAAACTATTGCACTATACACTTAAAAAAGAACCTATCGACAGGAAAATATCTCTATGAGCATAAAGATGAGATTATAAGCTTTCTTGCAGGCGCACTAGCTGATCCTGTAGCCGGTGACTTTTACGAATTTCTAAAAGAACAGATTGGAATGAAACACTTTGTTCCACCAGTTCCTGTTTCAGATGACCTACCGAGCATAGGTAAAAATATAAGATTCGGGATGCATCGCAGTGAGGTCCATCGACTTCTTGGTAAACCATTTTTCCGATGGGACATTAAGGTTGATTATTTTAGTAACGATCCTTTTGAACCCGTTTTCACAGATGAACATAGAATTCATGATCCAAACGATTTTCCAATCGGTATTTCAGGAGTCCCATACGAGACAGCTTTAGATGAATATAGCCTTAACGAATACGACTTGATAATCAGGTATGGCACAATCCTTTCAAGAAAGTATGAGCCATTAGAGAAAAAGGTCATTTCGATAGAGTATCGAAAATATCCTGAGATACCATCTGAAGTGGAAGGGCTAACCGTTATCTATAAATAAAGCGGGCTAACAACACCGCGTACACCGGACAAGTGGGGGCCGTTGGCCGCACTTGCGGGACTCCAGCCCCAATGGCGGATTCGGCGTCTGGCGGCTTTATCCGCCAAATCCCGCGCTTGCCGGTACCGCCAGCCGTTGGTGCCGCTTGTTATGCAAACCATAAAATCATTTCTAAACCATAAAGAGTCATTCCCAAGCAATAAGGAGAGCTAATTTATGCAGTTCGGCCGGGCTTTCATTCGCAATTTAGGTTTGATGATATTGATATTCGGTGGAATGGCTATTTTTGCCGCTATTTTTTACCCTGAAACACTATCGGTCTTCTATGGCATAGGCCAAGTTTATAGTGGTCTCAACTTGTGGCCGATTATCATTCTCACGTTGATAATTGCCGCTATTCCACGCAGAAAACGCTGAGATTTGTGCCATAACATACAGCTTATTTTTTAAAGCAATAAGACAAAATCCCGCTCTAAAAAGGTTTTTTGTCTTTATCTCTCTTGACGTACTTTTCTGAATTTGCTAGAATAGCCGTTATCAGTGACTGACCTGCCCCCCTCAGGCCAGTCACTGATATTTTTTATCGAGATGCAAACAAAAAGCCCCGCTTAGACGGGGCTTTTGCGTGTACAGGCACTCTTGTTTAGACCCGAAGCTCCGGCCGCTTTACCAAGCAGCCGACGAAGGTGCCGGCGATCAAGGCAGGGAGATAGGCCGCTCTACATCTTGCCATAATATTCGCGCTGGCTTTCATAAACGGCCATAACTGTCTCGTCATTGACGGCTCCGGCAAGTAGACAAGTGGCCCCCATAGCCCACCCGTTCATGTAGGTATAGCCACCGCCCCCGCGCCCGATACGAAAATTGTTAGTGGAGTTGTATAGGCTGGTCGGGACACCTGATGACCTTTCGGATTTCACCAGCGCATTTGTGCCATGTTGGGAAATCATAGTGTTCATCCAAAGGCCCGAATAATAACGAACGGCGACAAAATACCAAGCGTTCGAAACTATTGCGACTGGATTGTCAACGGAGACCATAGTCTGGGTTGCCTGGTCGTGAACTGAGAAAGTGAAGAAATGCTGACCCGCTGGCATTCCGTTCCAACTCCATAAGTACCATTGAGAGTTTGGGTAGCCTATGTCGCCCTGCCCCATGACAAATTGACTCACTGTCGTGAAATTGGCATCAGCGAACTGCACCCAGATCATAGCGGTGAAGGCCCACTCCATACCCAGGTGAAAGCCAAACTCGTCGCCGCGTTGCAGATAATTGCCTCCGCCTGCTGGTGCTGAGACGGCTGACACGTTCGGGTAGCCCGCAGTATATGCGGCTACGCCTTGATATATCGTCCCCATCGGCTGAAGGTCACGGTCTTGTCCCGACAAATCTTTTACAACGCCGCTGCCGCTGGTGCCGACTAAACCAAGTTCGGGTGTCCAGACGGCGCGTTTCGCTGGAAGGCTGAGCATTGGCCCCACATAATCATAGTGAGCGAGGGGTAAGCTCAGATTGCCCATCGACATATAGGCCCGCCTGCCTGCGGCAACGGTGTCTTTTAGGGAAATTGAAACGCCTCCGCTGGTGCTGAGGTTGTTGACGGCGATCCCCAGACTAGCGCTATTACTGCCCGATTCGCCTTGTGCTAAGATGCTTGAATGATCGTCGCCCACAGCCCCAGATGCCCGCACAATTAGCCCGGCTTGCGAGCCTTTTTTTAGCCAGAGTTTTGCATCATTGCCAAAACCGGCCTGTGTGAGAGTGAAGCCGTTTTTGTCGAAGCGGAGAACTTCAGATGTAATATTCCAGGCTGATCCCTGTTGAACCATTCGGATATTTATGTCGCTCCCTGCTTCGAGAACGATTCGATAATCACCGGGTTGTCCAACAACCACAAAGGGAGTGCCAGCAGGCCAGTGATTTGCCCCAGAGCCGTCAATATTTCGCCAGCAGTTATATGTGGTGCCGCCGACATGGCTGGCGATATTGATCCATTCGACTGATGGGTTTCCGCTGGTGTCCTCGGATTGAAAAATTACCCAATCATTGACGGTCATTCCCTGGCCGAAGTCGATCCAAGATGAGCTAGCATCAAGAGCGGCAGCCAGCGCCCCAGAGCCTTTTGTTATCCAAACAGTATTACCAACGATCACAACGCTTTCCTTTGAGAATACGGTTGCGGCCAGTTCTGCTACTCGCAGGGTGCGGTATCGGTTGTTGACCGCGCCGATGTCGTAGGTGTCGCCAGTCTCTGGGAGAATGTCACGAGTAACCAGCGTTTGACGAAATGTGTGCCAGCCCGTCCAAATGGCGTTCATGGCAAGGTCTATAATGTGACGGTGATCCGGTCGAGAAAACTGAGACGTGACCGATCCGGGCGAAGCGGCAGAAGCGCCCACAGCGGTAGGCGTTGCTCCGCTTGCATCGCTCTCGGTGACAACGTAGGATGGGAGTTGGCTGGCCCCAAGTGTTCCGATGTGATCCGGGCCATCGAGGGCATGCTGCTGGTTGTGGTGGTCGTTCGGCCCGATATTTGACATGTCGCCGTGTCGGTGAGCGTTAGCCACTGTGCGAGAGCCGTGCTGCGCGTCACTGATATTACCAGTGTGGTGCGAACCGCTCATATCATGCGGACTGGGGGCGAACGGGCCCGACCCGCCGCCGATTGCGCTTAACAGATCCACAATGCGTGGTTTCATTTTTTGCCAGAGTTCATCGAATCCAATAGCCATTACTCATCTCCAATCATCAAAATTTGATCGTATTCCCCGGCAGCACGATAGGTCACCTTGTCCAGATCCGGAGCGTACTCCATGCCCTCAATTAGGAACGGCTGTAATGCTGCGTAGCCACCCAGCACCGGCGGGGCATCCTTAACCATCGCCCACGTTCCGCAGATATTCTTCCAACCAGGCTGCACAATTCCCAGGTTGGTCTCAATTCGCCCATCCTGCCTGACCAGGTATTGAGTATCGGTGGGTGTATGGATCAACGCCCGGCGCTCCTGTGTAATTTGCACCAGCATGCGTTGCCCTAAATTTGTTCCACTCGCCAGCAGCTCATCGATGATACGCAACGCTGTTTCGCGCCCATCCCGATTGCGATTGCTGCTGATGCCGCTTTCAGTCAGGATTGTCACACCATCCAAAAACTGCCCACGAGCGACCAGGATATTCTGGATCTGGGTTGTTGTCGCCAAACTATCGGTATTGCTGTCGCTGTAATACCGCCAATCGAGCGTATGCCACCAACCCAGACATTCAATCGTGATCTGATCTGTGCCACCAGATAAATCCACAGTCGCCACTGGGTAGCGGTTGCGGCCAAAAAGCGTATCCCGCCGGGCATTGGCCTGCGCCTCGTTCCCCTGGGACAGCTGATAAATCCTTTCCTTTATTCCGTATTCCGCCTGGCTGACAGAGTCATTTACCCAGGTTGTCAATGGCGCGCTATTTGGCGTCTGATTTCCATCGGGCAGGTTTGCATAATGCACGGCAACACTGTTGGCCATTTTATCGAGTGTCAAGCCAATCTTTATTTCACCGTGCGGCACGGACACACGATTGACAAATCCCCACCAAACAATCGATCCATCATCAGCATAAATTTGCACAGGGCAGCGAAGCAACTTCATCGCCTCCCATTTATCTATTCCTGCTGACATACTCAATGTCGCCTTGTCTGGCCCGCCAATCGCGTTCCAGCCCAAGCGATTTACGGCAGCCAGATCAGTTTGAGCGGTCTTTTCGCTAAAATCCCGATTTTGGAAGATCGCATTCATCAGATCACCTGCCTCCTGGGCCGATAGTATGCTCTCACCGAATAGGTTTGAGCAATTCTCATATTGGTATCCTGCTGAGACAGAAAGTACAAACGCTGAGTGCGATTAGGGATTAGTTTTGCGCCATTCCCATAGCTCGAGAATTCACCGATTTTCAGACCGCCTGTGTCAACCCGATAAACCTCCCCATTGATTCCATCGTCAACAAATTTTTCATTCTGATAGATGCCACGCTCCACAGAAATGGCACGGCGCCAGCCGCCATCTGCGCTAACCGGGGAGAGCTGCACGAAATCCAACTTTAGCGTGTGTGTCCCGCCAGCCTGTCGCAGCCCGTACAACTCCAGCCGTATTGGCTTGAGATTTGCCTGATTGAGCAAATACGGCGGCAAACGCACAGTATCCACAACCACAAGCGATTTGGCAGCCAATGCCAGGTTCCCCAGCCAGATTGTGCGGTAAATATCGCCAGTGACCAGCTTAAAGCGCACGTAGAGACCGTAGCTGCTCGCCAAACCCTCGCTCAAACGGGCAAGCAGGGCAAATTGCCCACCCGCGCACGCAGACAACAACGCGGTCGACAAGGTCCACTCTGCCAGCTTGGTTTCTGTTTGCACAGCCCAGGAGTACGATTTATATTGCCCGTTTGAACTGTTCGCATCCGCAACAGTGCTACCGCCAGACGCTGATTCGGCCTCAAGGATGTGCCCAAGACTAACCGGATTGCTGTCTACGTTATGGTATACAAAATACTCGGTTTGATAATTCAGGCCATCGGTTGCCAGGCTAACAAGCTCCAAGCGCATTGCAGCGGGCAAATCCCCAACCACGCTACCAGCCGCGATTTCAACATAATTTTGATGGCCGGTTCCGCCATCATTGTGGTTCCACACCACGCGTCCACCTGTGCCGCTGCCGTTAGCATTGCTCAGCGGCAATTCGGCTTCTGGCCCTTCCCAATACGGCTGACGACTAAAGCGCAACTTAGCTTCCATCGCCGTGCCAGCGAACCCCATATCCAACGTATTTTTTTCTGGCACGATTTCCCCGTCAACAACTTCACTACGCCAAAAACCATCACCAGCATCGAATTCGACGAAAACCTGGCTGCCCATCCCTGTCATCGCGCGCCGCCTGGCCTGGTCAAAAAGCCGGTTTATGGTTGTCCATGTTGTTCGCCTGGTCGCCAAATCGCCAGTCAATGCAACCTGGCATACATCATCGACGGTACCTTTTTTCCCAGGCATAGTTTTGGGTACATATTCAGAGATAAGATTCCCTGAAGTTGCAAAACTAACCGTTATTGCTCCATCACTAATTCGTAGTTGCATCTATAGCCTCGCTTTGATTTCTTGCACCAGATAATCAATATCCTGCTGCGTTCCGTAGAAATTCTCGATATTGATGCTCAATCCTGCACCTGGTGTAGGAGAAGTGGACACCGTTGGCGTAGCACTAACCGCTTGCGTAGATGCGTCAACCATCGCCGTGCTACTTTGGCTGGCTGCGTTTGCCAGGGTTTCTGCCCCATCTCGCAATGCGATCTCCTGGCCAGCGATGAACATGTCGCCAACATACATCCCTTTTCGAGATGGGCTGTGGGCATCAAGAGCGGCCATCGCCGCATCGTATGCAGCCATAGCCGCAGCTGCAGCGGCATCTTCGATTTTTCCTGACCCCTTGGCAATCCCGCTGGCAATACCCTCGCTAATCGAAAGCCCAACCCCGGCCCAACTTGGCTTGGTAAATGCATCCTGGATAGCAGTGGATGTCTGCTCGGCGGTCTTGACCCAAAGCGGGAATTCTGTCTGTATGACAGCCCCGGTTTCGCCAGCTTTGACCCCAATCGCCGAAATACTTTCACCTGTTGTTTCCAGGGCAGTTTGTGCAGGCGTCAGAGCCTCTTCTGCAAGTTCAAACTTTTGCAAGAAGGCTTCCCAATCAACCGCGCCATCGCCTGCATCCTGGAAGATATAAGAGATCGCATCGCTCATTTTTGACGGGTCGATTTTGTCCATCACATCTGCAAGCTTAGGCAGTGTTTCTGCCAGAGCCATGCTTTTCTCATCGGCAAACCCGTACGACAACGCCAAATCTTTGTAAGCTGCATCGTAAGCCGCGATGTTCTCAGGTTCCTGCGCCATCAAATCACTCAATTGTTCAAGTGACTTGCGCGCAAACTCAGCCTCACTCGCGCCCTTCAACGACTCCGCCAGGCTCCAATAACTTTGAGCCGCCTCGACTGCCGCCTGCCCCGCTTCCCTGGTTGCATCCGCCGTATCCACCATTGCCTGCAACCCAGCCCGCTGTTCGTCGCTCAGCGAGAGCATGCCTTGCTGGGCTTCCTGCATGGCTGTCGTAAATTCATCCTGGCTGATCAAACCCAGGGCCAGGGCATCGGCATACATCTGGACATCACCCTGTAATTGCCGCATGGTTGGGCTGAGTTCTCCCAGGGCAACGGCCAGATCATCGGTAACGGTTTGGGCATAATCTCCATCAACACCATACGTGGACAAGCTGGATGACAACGCTCCAAGAATATCCCTGGCGCTGGCAGTTTCTTTGGCCAGCCCAGCAACACCTTGCGCAGCGCCGCGTGTCTGGGCTGCCAACTGTTGGGTTTTGTCGCTCAAATCAGCAGCACGCGCGGCCGCCTGGTATTCCTGGTAACCCAGTACGCCCAGTTCATCAGCATACTGCTTGGTCAGGCCAGCACCAGCCCTCACCACCGTGTACAACCGACCTTGTTCATCCACCTGGTAGCCAGCCATTATTCCGGCCTCGTGCACAGCATTGCTGTATTCATCCCAGGTCAATCCAGCCTCATTCAGCGCACCGATGGTAGTACTCAGGCCGCTATTAACAATCTCCTGTTGATTTACAAATACATCCGCCACCCATCCCCCAGCTTCGTGGGCTGCGTTGACACGCTCAATCCCGGTCGCATAGGCTTCCAATATTGGGCCAGCGCCTTGCGCTTTTTGGGCCGCAGAGTCAATACGATTAGCCCAGGCATCTATAACTTGATCTGCACCGGCCTGCTGTGTCTTGGTGATGTTCTCGTTCCAGGCATACCAGATCGCAGCCACAGCTGTGATAGAGACACCCACCGCTCCCAATCGGACTGCCATTGCTCCAAATTGAGTGTTCATGGCACTGGTCAGCGATACATAACTGTTCCAGCTATTAAACGCCGTGCCCAGTTTCGACAAATTGACCGACATCGAAATCATCAGCGGAATAGCCGTGCTAATACCCTGGGCCAGCCCGCCAATCCCCATACTTGCGACCGGTACTGCTGCAGCAAACGCCAGCATCTGCACAATATTGCGCCGGGTACCTTCGTCCAGTTCGGCAAACGCATTCAGCGCCTCCGCGATTGCCTGGCTCATGGCAATCAGATCTTCGTTGAACGGCTCGATCCCCGCCGAATAAGCGGTTTCCAGTGCACTGGTGATATTCTCGATTGCCCCGTTCAAGCCTTGCATGTAAGCCCCGGCCAGGTTGGCAGCCGCGCCATTTTCGGTAACGGCGGCATTCATCGCATCGTAGGCATCCACCCCTTGCATCAGGACCACATTCGCAGCCCGTACCGCATCACTGCCGAAAATGGTGGCCAGGGCAGCATTGCGCTGCTCCTGGGTCAGCCCGCCAAGCTGCGCCGAGAACTGACGAATGATCTCAGGCATCGGCAACATCGCGCCTTGCGCGTCATACACGCTGATGCCCAACTCCTGCATCAACCTGGATGCCGCAGCACTGGGTGCTTGCAGGCTCAACAACATTTGTTTGATGGATGTACCAGCGTCTGAGCCTTTCAACCCGGCATTGGCCATCATGGCGATCGCTGTAATCAGCTCGTCAATTTCCAGGCCAGCCATCGCCGCAACACTGCCACTCATGCGTAAGGCATCCCCCATATCGGTAACATTGGCGCTGCTCCGATTCGCGGCGGCCGCCAGCAAATCAGCTACCTCGCTTGCCCGTTCCCCTTCCATCCCAAACATATTCAACGCCCCAGCCGTAATCTCTGCTGCTTTGGCATTGCTCAACTGGCCCGCGGCCGAGAGCTGTAACACGCCACGGCTGGCGGCTAATACATTATTGACGCTCAATCCCGCCTTGGCCAATTCAGCCATTGCTTCCCCGGCATCTGCCGCGCTGGTGCCGGGCAGGGTCAAATCTGCGCCAAGCTCCTGCGCTTTCTGTCGCAGTTGCTCAAATTGCGCCTCGGTCGCCCCCGTCACAGAGCGCAAGACATTCATGCTTGTGTCAAAGTCCTTGGCCGTCCTGAATGCCTGAGTGCCAAGGGCTGCCAGGGGCAAAGTGACACCTATAAATGACTTCTGCCCAAATGCCATAAACGCATCTCCCGTTTGGGAGATGCGCGCATTTACGGATGCTGTCTTGCTTTCAAACTCACTGGTATTCGCGCCATAATAGGCAATCAACCGGGCAATCTCTATCATGTTTGTACCTCGTGGCCCTTGGCCGCCTGGCGCGCCTCATCTTCTACGCCCCGGCTAATCTCATACATCCATCGGATACAGGCCGGTTGCCGCATAAGCGGTTCCCCGCTCCACAACGGCACACCGGCCTGCTGTGCGCTTTTTAGCGACGGCCACCACGCCGGGCATTCGCCCGCTTGCCCACCGGTGGCGAGCCATCGCCTGAGTTTTTTCGGGTTTCTTTGCCTCCCTGCCGATTGTCTGTCACGATGGACCAGAAGATGTCTGCCAGAAAAGCGGAAGGCAATGTACTCAGCGTTTCTCGATCCAGGGAGACGGGCTGAGCATCATCGACCAGATCCCATTCATCCAGGATTTCAACGAGCGCATCCACGTAGGCCATGTTGACGCGCTTGTGTTCGATCTGATCAACGTATCGCTCTTCAGTGGCGGCGGTGAAAGCACTCGGGCGGTAGGTTACGTTTAATTCACCAGCCTCGGTCTTAACGGTCAATTTGCGTTGGTCTTTAACCAGGTCTGCCAGATTGATCATGAGACTCTCCTACAGGCTTGCCAGAGTGTTGACAACAACCAGTTCGGTTGCCTTGCCCCAGGTGGGATCATCCACGGCTTCGAACGTCCACTCGATGGCAAACACGCCATCTTCATCTTTAAATTCAGAGACAGACATGACTTTGACAGCCGTATCGATCGTAAAGCGGTAATTCTTGGTGGCCTCGATCTCTGCGCCCACAGCCTCGATGCGTAAGAACTTGGTGGCGCCAGTCCGCATCGTAGCCAGCAATGCCATACCAGCAGCGTCAGCAGGCAACTTCAGCTTGCATTCCAGCTTTGGCTCAGACTCGACCGGTTCAACGAAGCTGGTATAGGCTGCATTCAGAGCCCAGAACGGGCTGAAGCGTTCGGTCAGTCCCCAGCTTGCGCTCATTGGTACGCCAGCGGTGGCACCGGTCAAACCAGCATAGGTATCGGCCAGGTAAACGCTCACTTCATTTCCAAGCACGGGAATTGCAGGTATGGCTGTTGGAGTGGCGGTTAACGTAATACCATCGTCCAGGGCGCGGCCCAGCATCGATCCATCCAGGGAGATCTCATCGCGCGTAAAGTTGAAGGTTGTTCCGGTCATCAGACCATACGCAAACTTGTGCGCCCTAAGGCTGCTGCCTTGCTCGACCGTGTAGGTTTTGACCGTGTCCGGCCCGGTAGATGTCGGGGAGAATGTCCACTTCTTTCCCAAAGTCCCTTCAGCAACTGGTGTGACTGCTTTGACTAAGGATGCCAGAACATAGGGCAATTCATCATAGGTGGGCATGCCGGTCACTTTGGCTTCGACCCACTCTTTGCCCGGCATGGCCAGAGTCGCAAATTTTCGCCCCATTGGGCGGAACTTCTTAATGTTCGCCTTGATGCCCGGCTGAATGCTGATACTTTGTAACAACTTGTTTGCGGCTACCGCAGTCCCAGGCGTAACCTCCACGCCAATTTGCACGCCTTCAAAAATGCTTGCTCGTTGAGTCATAATTCCTCACTCTCTATTGGTCAGGATCTATCGTTACCTGGTACAAGCCACCCAGGTGACGAAACAGCATCCCGTTGGATGTTTCCGCGTAGCCTATCGGCTGCTCGCGGGTAAAAATTACTCGTTGGCCATCCACTACCGGCCTGGCCTGCTCCAAAATGGTATCCATTTGCTCGGCAATCTCGGTTATCCCCGAATACGTCTGGCCGCTCGATACAACCTTGATCACATAATTGGCCTGGGTCAGCAGTCGTTTTTTGTTGACCGCTTTCGTATCCCGACCGGTCCTGTGGGTAAAAACAATGTACGGACAAGCCACCCCTTGCGGGGCGACTTCGCTATAGATGCGATCTCCCACCATTCCGGCCAGGACCGTATCATTTCCAAGGATATCCAGCAGGGCGGTTTCGATTGCGCTTAATTCGTTCATTTCAATACCTCGGCCATCATCTTCCAATATTTCGGGCGGATTTCATCCACCGCAGGAGTCATAAACGGCCTGGCTTCCATGTACCGCCCGCCAAGTTCAAGAACCTCGGCCTGTTCGGCATTCGTAAAAACCGCAGCCGTGACACCATCACGCTTGGTCTCGATGCTGCTAAACAGATGACCCATATCGACCGCAGGTGATTCGCCCGGGGCACTGGCCTGGTGCAGCCGCTTGCCCTTTTTGCCGCGCTCATACACCCGTCCGCTTTTGGCCTGGCGCATATCGTTCTTGATTACCTGCTCGGTCATCTGGGCGGCCTGTTGTGCGGCTTGCCCGGCTCTCTGAAGCAGTTTGCCGCTCAGCTTGTCGAGATCATTAAACACAACCATCATCTTCGTCGCCATTACGCCTCGCCTCCATCCCGGTTGGACACTGTGATGGTCCGGGCTGCGCGACGCGCCTGGTAATAACGAGCCTGGCGCACGGCCTGTAAGTGCACCGAATCGGCCTCGTATATCTGACCATTGGCGACCAGATTGGCAGCCTTCTCACTCCAGATATCCGCCGCGGCAGCGTTCAGGTCGTAGGTTGGTGTCCAGTCAGCATCGCCAGGCAACAGATGCGCAGCATCCGGCAGCGGATAATGTTCGACATACTCGGACAATGCATCATCCGAGTATGTCGTCACAGTCGGTTCCGCAATCATCCGCCGTAAGCGGGCGATCTGGGCCGCAGTTGCGCTCACAGGCTAGGCCCTCACCCACTGAATGTAGGCTTTGCCAACCAGACCAGCCGCAGCGCCAGTGGCCTTGCTGATGTTCAGGTACTGGCTCGCGCCCCACTTGACGGAACTCTTGCCATTCGTGCCCTGGTTCTCGATATTGTCGAAAACCCCGGCAGCAGTCCCAACATCCAGGCCATCCATCAGGGTATCCGAACTGGTCGCGCCATCAGCGGCAATCCCGGCATCCACTGTGCAAGCCCCGGTGGACTTGGTTGCCACATCCAGGATGACACGGGTCACGATCAGGGCTGCGCCTTCCGGGTTGGCCAGCTTCAAAACGCCGCCAACAGCATCGGCATCAGCCAGGTTCACAACGAAAGCACCTTTTTGCTCAGACATAATTCACCTCATTCTTTCGTCAAAAAATCACGTTAATTCACACGTGCGCCAGGCTACGCGGTCAGGTAAGCGAACGGATAGCGGGTCGCTTCGGTCGGGTTGACGCGGTTGATTTTGTTTGGCACGGCAAAGCCCATGCGAATGGTCAGCATGAGCGCGGCCATACGCTGCTGCATCAAGTTGAAGACGATCTTGCCAGAAGCATCCTGGATCACGCCTTCGCTGTAGGCTTCAAAGGCAATATCAGCGCGCATCGAATAGACCAGTTGCTGCCAGGCTCCAGCGATCACCTTTTGGGTGGTGTTGGTAATCCCGGTTTCAGGGAACCAGCATGGCGCGCCATCCAGCATGTAGCGCATGGCCACAGCCGGGTCAGTGTTGAAGATTGGCTGCTTATTGGCATCCACCGTACCGCGCATTTTGCCCTTCATCTCGAGATGGGCGAGCACACCATTGACACCATAGCCGTCGTTTTCAACTTTTGAAAACAATCCGCCATCGCCCAAAATAGCCTGGTACAGGTTGTCAAAAGCTGCCAGGCTCACATTATGGCTGGCAGCCAGCGCAGCAGGCACAATCGCGGTAGGCCAGGTTGCGGGCTTATTCGTTCCATAAAGCTGGGCATTGTCGATGGCAACTCCGGCAGCGGTGATCATCTCTTTCTTGATCTCACTCCACAGCGGGGCCTTGGCATCGGCGACCACATTTTTGGAAACCGGAACGATCACAGCTACATCCTCGGCGTAGATGGTCACGTCCTTCCAGTTGACCTCGGTGGTTTCCACCAGACCGGTATCGCCGCCGGGGAAATAAGCGGTCGCCAGTGCACTAAGCACGGGCAGCTTTTCCTCGTAAACATTCATTTTGCGTAAAGGGCGAGCCATCCGCATCAGGAAAGATTCCTGTGCGATTCCATCAAGCAGTTCGTTTGAGTATTCGACCGGGATGGTCCCTGCGGCGTCAGCCCGACCAACAATATTATTGAAAGGCATGGTATTCCTCCATTTGATAAGTGATGATTAATTGGCGCCCAATTGGTTTCGGATATAGGCATCCATATCGAATTTGCCATCGGGCGTGTTGCTACCTTCCCCGGCACCGTTGCTCTGGGTTGTTCCAAACAATTCCGGGTAGGATTTCTTGAGCGCATCGAAGTCTGGCGAACCATCCTTCTTAAACAGGTCATCCTGCGTTGCCGCAAGGAAGGCCAGTTTCAGGTTGTTCACGCCAGCCGCAACCGCGCTTTCATAAAACGCGCTCTTCTTGCTTTCGGCCTGCACCTGGTCAGCTAACTGGTTCAGGCGCTTTTCAGCCTCCGAGCCTTTCTCAGCTTTCGAAGCTGCATCACGCAGATCCTTCTCCAGCCCCTTGCTCCGCTCGCGCTCGCTTGTTAGGGCAGATTTCAACTTGCTTGTCTGCCCATCCAGCATTGCGCGCACGGTTTCGGGCTGTTCCGCGATCCACGTCTCGTAGATCAGGCCGCCCGCTCGCTGCGAAGGATCGCCGCCAGTGGCTCCACCGCCAGCCGCGCCTTCATCCAGCATCAAACGTAAATAATTTTTGAACATCTCGTTCTCCCTATGGCATCACGCCGGAAAATAAAAAAAGCGCCCGGCACAATCACTGTGCCAGGCGCTAATCTCTGGGTTGGCCCCAAAAAGTGGGGCTGCAATCAATATTCAACTACTGAATATTGTACTCACCTGCGAATCGGATGTCAAGCCTCACCTAATTCAACAATTTTTGCCGGGCGCCAGTACCCGCCCCAAGTATCGTCATTGTGGAATTTCAACAACGCATCCACGCCCAAGCCGCTAGCTTTCCAACGGCTATACAGTCCGCTCCCCAAAATCTTGCGCTGGGCTACATCGCCCTGTTTCAAAAACCACTCTCGTCCAGTCTCCCACTCCAGCATCTCATCCAACACTGGTACCATGCCACACCGACCTTGCGGGTGCTCCTGGAATGGTTGATCCACCGGGAAGATTTTGCCATCCGCCAGTAAGCAGGCAATACAGGTGCGAGTGCTTTTGGCTGCCAGGCGTTTGTAATACTGTACTCCGCTATTTCTATAAGCCATCCGCGTCGCCTCGCGCATCGCCCGCAATTGCTCAGTGCGAGCTACATTCAAAGCCCGCTCCAGGCCAAGACCCAGCCCTTCGCGCATTGCACGGGCTGTCTTGACCGGATTCCAGCCCTGCGCCACGGCCCGCAACAGAGCATTTGTCATCCCATCCACTGCATCCCCGTAGATCGCTTTCAGGTAATCGCGCAGCTCCGAACCATCAGCCATCAACCCGGCCATCGTTTCAAACATCTTCACCGGCAGTTGGTCAAACAATGCCGCCAGCTTCGGGCTGTTCTTGCCATACACAGATTCGAGCGCAGCCCGCCAGCTTTCACCGGCTATCTCAATCTTGCGCGCAATCACCAGGTCACTGGCATACGCAGCATACTGGTTAGTCTGCTCTTGCACTTGGCCCAGTAATTTCCGCAGGCGCTCCATGCGCTTTACCTGGCCTGCACTGGGTGTTTTTCCGCCCAAGCGCATTTGCTCGATCTCAAACGCCAGCGCCATCATCTCGGATTCGAGCACCTGCTCCATCTCCAGCCAACGTTTGCCCATCTCGGCAAACTGTTTGGTTTCTGCATCAAGCAGGGCTGCTGAAAACGCGCGCGCCTGGCGCACCACCAACGGCTCAGTCATTACTCACCACCGCCCTGATCGAAACGCCGCTGCGATGCCAACAACGACTGCGCCAGAGATTCATTCTCGGCGGCATCCTGGGCCGCTTTGTCCTTGGACATCTGCTCCAGGTATGCATCGCTTTTGCCCTCGTCCCGCAGGATGGTGGTCAATGGCATTCCAGCACGCACATTGATTTCTCTGGATTCGGCCTGGGTACGCGGCTGCACAATTTCCGGCTTGTCATACTCAGCCCGAATATCATTCAGCGGCACGGCCTGACCGCGCGCACGCAACATCAACTGTGCAATCTGTCCCCAAACCGGTGCGCACCGGTCGATCCTGTCCTGTGCTTTTTTGACCAAAGGCGCTTCCATGACTTGCAAGCTTTCGCCGCTCAGGTTCGACCCGATGCTGAAAAAGTAATGTTTGGGCGTCCGGGTAATGCTCGATGTGCTCATCGCCATCTGCTCGATGCCTTTGAGATAGTTCTCCAGGGGTGTCGCTTCAAACTGCCCCACCTGGGTAGGCTGGCTGATGCCATCCCCGGCAGGCACGTTCCAGACCTCCTTGGGACGGTTTTTGAGTTGGCCAACATTTTCCGCCGAGCTGATCACCCAGCGCTGGTTGAACGCGCCAAACTCTGCCGCAACCATCATATCGGCCAACAGTTTATTAATTGCATTCTGGACCGGCACCACGTTTTTTAAATCGCTCCGCACGGTTCGCCGTGACATCCGAAAATGGAATACTGGCACGGTTTGCAAGGGATTGCGCTGACGGGCGTCCCGGCCAGGCATGGCAATAAACGCATCCACCGCTTGGGCATCATCGGCTTTTCCCTGGGAGATGTAATGCTCAATAAAGTTCGGGTAATACAAGGTCATGCGCAGGCGACCTTCATCATTCACCCACCACTTCGCCCCGAACTGTTTTTCCCTGGGACGCGCCGGGTCATAAAAGATGTGTGCCATACGCGGGTCGTTTCGATAAGCCTGTCCATCATTATCGACGATTACAAACGATTCACCGGCGACCAGCAAATCCTCGTGGCTGTCGTCGCTTTCGAGATCGAGCTGACTCTCACTCCACAAATCAGACCAGGCTGCCTTGGCGGCATTCGGCACATGCACACCGCACAGATTAATGCGATCCTTGACTGCATCAATAACCACCGCGCACCAATTCTCGATGAAATAGGCATCCATGCCCCGGAAGATATCGGCGAGCTTACTGGCTGTATACATCATTTTATGATCACCATCGTAGTAATCGTAAAAATCTTTATACGTTTTCTGTTTAGCAGTCAGCGCGTCAAAAGCCTTCTTTAAATGCTGTGCGGACATAATTGCTCCTTATCCCTGGTAACTCGTCGCCGATCGGCGAACAGATTTAAGCGTCAATCGCGTGTAACATGAGCTGGCTGCGTCCACCTGATCGTCATTGCGGCCTTTCGGGAAGGCCAGGTGCTCATCAGTAAACGCCTTGTTCCAGCCACCCATCAGCAGGGTCACAGAACCAGCCTCAAGTGCGCTGCTCCAGGGGTCTGCCCTGGTTTCTTTGTCGCCAGTGACCGGCTCGAAATGTGCCGGAATCGGCGCCAGTGAGCGGTTGGTTTCGCGCGCACTGTCCAGCCCGGCCCCGCCTGGGTCTTGCTGATGCCACAATGGCGGCGTGGGTACAATACTGTCAAAGCGCTCCCTGGCCACAAAGTACGCCTCACGCATTTTCCTGTTGCGTTCTAGGGAACTCCATTGACCGCGCACAACCATCAAGACCCAGATATCCCCATTCTGATCAATCGCCATCAACACCCCGGCCGTATAGTCGCCCCCGCCCTCGGTCGCCGCCTTATCGAAATACCAGAGCGATCTCACAAAGCGGATGTTCTTCGGCAAGCTGGTAACTATCTTGCTGAACCAGGGACGCTTAAACATGCCCCCGCTGCGCAAGAATGGCATCTGCTGGAATAGTGAAGCAAAGTTGTGCATGTTCATATTCGCCCGGATGTTTTCGAGCAACGTCTGGCTGCTCATTTGCGGACAGAGCGCTTCGCCAGGAGCTCGCCCAAGCGGATCAGTCAACGGCAACCAAACACCATCCCGCATCAATTCACGCTGGGCCGCCTCGTCAACCGGATACTCGCTCTCGTCCAGGGCCAGCGCTGGCAGACAGATAATCTCCCACTGATCAGCCTGTGGGTTTTCGGCCATCTCGCGGATCAAGTGCCCCGCCAGATCGTCCGGGTGCCAACGCGTATGAAACAAGATGATTGCAGTACCTTCTTGCTGGCGGGTATAGATCTGACTCTCGTACCAATCGATTACTTTCTCGCGCTCCGTCTGGCTTTCAGCTTCCTCTCGCCCCGCAAACGGATCATCAATGATGATGCACCGCGCATCATAACCAGTCACCGAGCCACCCACGCCGGCGGAGATCATTCCGCCCCGATGGGGCTGCGCCAGGTTCCAGGACGATACGCCCCGGCTATCGCTTGACAGCTGCACTACATCATCACGCCCAGCGATTGCTCCGAAAATAGCCGAATAGGCAGGTGTGTTGATCAAATCCCGCACCGCCTTTGAGTTGCGTTCTGCGCGCTTGGCGTTGTATGACGTGTTGATAAATCGCCAGTCCGGGTGCTTTCCCAGGCACCAGGCCGGAAACAGATTGGCCGCCTCCGTTGATTTGCCATGCTGTGGCGGCATCAAGACCATCAGCCGCCCACTGCCACGCTGTCCCCGCGTCTCAATAAATTCGACCACACGCATCAGGGCTTCTTCGACCAGCTTTTGGTGCTTGTAAATCTTAAATCCAGGGAGAACATACTCCCCAAAGCGTAAGAGCTGGCGCCGCGCCAATTCCCGGCGGGCCAGCTCCTGGCGTGCCTGGTTACGCGAGATGACAGCCATTATTCATCTCCGTTGACGGGGCCTACAATCTTTTCCAGCACGGCATCAGGCTGCTTCTCAAACGAGCCGTCTCCGCTGCGCTTCAGTTCGGCTTCAAACTTCGCACTGGGTACATAATCGCCGGTGATTTCGGCAAACAATTTACGGTCCGGGTTGTGCTTGTAATCCGGGTTGCTGGCGCTCTCGGCCAACGCCTGGAAGACATCTGCGCGATGCTTCAACAGCGGCCCAATCTGCAATTTGGCAATCAGCGTATCAATCGACGGATACTGCCGCCGCCACTTGCTGAACTGCCGATCACTGGTCAAGCCCAGCATGTGCGCCAGCTCCTCCTGGGTTGCTGGCACCCTGTCCAGTCTGGGGCTGCTCGCCCAGGCAATGAAAGCCGCGATGCGCGGAGGCCATTGCCCGTCCAGCAAATCCAAAAATGTTTCGAAATAAGGCAGATTTAATGCCCTTTCCCTGAATGCCTGCATAGCCAGAGCTTCTCGCCGCCGCACTGCATCGAAGCTCAGCGCGCCAGGCTGATGATCGTCATCCGGCAGATCGATATCGAACAAGGCGGGCTGCATCGTATCCGCCTCTTCATACACCCGGAAATCGTATTCTGCTTTCAGGCTTTCCAGCCGTTTTTCATCAGCCATAGGAAACTCCTAATTCAGGGATTCCAATTCCTGAGTTGCAAAACGGATGATTTTTTGCAGAGCATCACGCTTACCGCGTTTGTACTCACCGTCCGGAACAGGCACAGGTGCAGGGTCAGGGATGTTCTTAACTTCGCACAGATAATTGCCGGCAGGCTGACGCACGCAAACATAAGCGTCAACATTCAGGAGATCTGGAAGAACGATCTTGGCCCACTGCTCAACACTCTTGGGTACGTCGAAAAGTTGAATAACGTCAAACTGTTTGCCGTTTTCAAGTCCTTTTTCCAATAACAAATCAGCGTTGGCTTTGGGAGCCTTGCGCACGTTTAGAGTTCGTGTGATTACAGTTAATTTCAGACCCATAGTATTTTTCTCCTTATGATTTCCGGCGAGCTGGCGGCCGGTCTGCCCCGCCGCTGGCCCGCACAAATGTGTCGTGGTTGTTGACTGATACCGTCAGCTCATTGATCTGTTCAACCAGCTTTTCGAGCACTGCGCTATTGCGCCGATCATTCGCGACCCACTGCTCTTGCATTGTTCGCAAAAAAGATTGCCATTGCTGGTCCCTCTGCTGGGATTGCTCGGCTTCCCATTTGCGCTGTGTTTCCCGCTCCAAATCGCGCTTTTCATCCTGCTCTTTTCGCTCTGCCGCCCGCAGGGCTTCCTGTTTAGCCTGCCACGTCATCAACTCATGCCAGAGCAGGAAAAATGCTCTCGCAATCAACGTTGTTGACAGAACCAGTACGGCGACAATAGAAAACTGAAGCCAAATGCTCTCCGGTGGCATGGCAATCACTCCGGGAGCAGCTTATCTTCGATTTTGTCAAAGACAATCCGAGATAACGCGTTATATAAGATCGTCGCAGAACCCGTCAGCGTCAGGGCGATTGGGCCGAATTGGTTTACAAGTTCGGCAAGCTGCTCTGTGTATTTGGCCGCATCGCCTTGCCAAATCGGCAGCGTACCCAGGCTGGTTGGGTTCGACACAATCGCCAGCCCGAATGCCACGCTGTACACCAACAAGCTGACCCATCCACGGCCAACCGACTTTTTCGTGAACTTGGCAAACAGGTTGATCATGGCCACAATCAGCATCGCAAAAACGCTGATCAGTGCAGTGCTTTGGTCACTGGTGCTGATCACACCCAGAGCCAGCAAGACCGCAGCGATTTGCTTCCACTCCAATTGTTTCAAAAACTTTTCCATTGCACATCTCCTTGTGGGTGATTAACGAAAAAAAGCGCCCGGCACAATCACTGTGCCAGGCGCTAATCTCTGGGTTGGCCCCAAAAAGTGGGGCTGCAATCAATATTCAACTACTGAATATTGTACTCATCACCGAATCGGCTGTCAAGCTAGGTTTTCTGATCCTTCGGAATATAACTGTAAGTAATGCCAATGCGCCGGTGGCCCAGTTCAAGCGCCACTTGTTTCCGCGCCTCCCGGTCGGTTAGGCCCTGGGCAATCATCTCGTTGTAGCGAGCCTGGGCATAATTGGAGCGAAAGCGATGAATGCCACTGGCGCTAATTCCAAGATCTTCTGTCACCTTGAAGACTTCGTAGCCAAAAGCATCCTTCCACGACTGGTTCGGGGTAAACAAGTATTCCAGGGACGGGTTGAGCTTCTCTGCCAGTTCAGGAGACAAAGGCACATCGCGCAACAAACCACCTTTTCCCTTGATGTGCAGGACGCCTGCCGCCTTGTCCACCTGGTTACCACGTAACATCGCAATCTCGTCCACCCGCAGCCCTGCCCGCAGGGCGACTTCGACGGCCAGGGCAAACGGAGAATTGCACTCTTGCATCGTCTCCAGGATGAGCTCGGCGTCTTCGGGGTTGTAGCCAAACCTGGGTTTGCGCACATCAAAATCATCAACATACGTTTTGATATGCGCGCGAAATTCTTTGGTGATCGGCAATTCATCCGGGTTGTTCGGGTCGCCGTCAATGTATCCTTCCTCAATGCAGCAAAGATACAATTTGTTGATGGCAGACATCCGCTTACGATGAGTTGCCGGTGCCTGATGCCGGTAAAACTCATCAAAAGTCATTTGCAACACTTTTGGGTTGAGCAGGTCCCTCAAGAGTTTGAGCCCCGTCAGTGCGCGCGCGTTCTCGAAGAACGGCAGCAAAGTATCAAAATAGGTTTCGTAGGTACCGGAACTCAAGATTTTTGGCAACTGGGCAGTCGGGTCGCCATGCGGGCGCAGCGCCTTTTTGACTGATACAACATTATGCTCAATTTTGTACGCCTTGATTTCAGGCGGGCTCATTTTCAGGCTGTTCAATGCCTGGGAGAGTTGGTACACGATCGAACCACGCAGCTTACGACATTTTTTCGACATATAGGTACACTCCTTTTTCGGACTAAATTTCCGTTCTGTGCGTTTCTATTTAACAATCTTGAAAAAAACGAACACGCTAAGCCGGTCGCTCCCTGTTTTTCTGGGGGCGGAAGTATGGGGGGATTGTTCTCGCTCGCGATGACCCCCAAGGTCAGTCCGAATCGCCAGCGCACTTGCAGCCTCCCAAGACGTGGGATTCTGGGCTGCTATGACGAGCGAATCGGACAATTAAAATAAAAATAGACCGTTCATTTCGCTCGTCGTGGGCTCGTTGTGTTGTGTTGCAGACGTTGAAATGTGAGTCTATCGTTGGTGGTGCTATCAGACGTATGTGTGTATCGACGAATATATCGCCGAAGGAACGATATAAATATAGCACAAGATTTCTAAAAAATCAAATATTTACAAAACGAATATTCCAGATGTGGGGTTTGCGAAAAGACTTAAGCCCGTCCCGGTTTTCGCTGGCGTAAACCCCTTTTAAAGCTTTTTTTTGGGTTTTTCGCAAAATTTTGCCGGTTTTCGAAGAACAAAAAAGGGTTTTCGTAGCTGTGAAAACCCTAAATAGCAGTTCACTTTGCCCACCCCAGCAAATGAACCCGACAACGTGACCTTTGGGGCAATAATGTCGTTTCCTTTTATCCATTTGCCACCTCCATGTATTTAGCGTTTCGTCCAACAGGTTGGCCGGGACGAACAGCCCGCCCGTTCCGGCCAACCATCACCACCCCAGCCGGAACCCAACTGGCCTGAATCAGAGTCACCAACGTGTCTTCTCCTACCGGCAACTCTGTAAACTCAGCTGCACCATGAGGGATTGAGAGCACGAATGCATACAAATTACCCTGGCCATAAATCCTGGCCCCGGATTCAATTGCATCGCGTACCCGCTCCCCTATAGCCATTTCCACCATCACCATCCGGCGAATTTCGACTAGCATATTGTCGATATGAAAGTGTAGCGTGACGCTCCGGCTATTCATTTTGATCTTCCGAGAGTTTATCAAGGGTGCTACGAGCGTATACTTTCCAGGTGCGAGCCAAACGCTCCGGGTCTTTACCGGATAGTTTGTAGCGGGCAACGATGTCACTCACCGGAGCATCCACTATCCACCGGTAATCATCCGGCGAAACATCCGACCACCGCAGGCGAGTGTCCGGCAACTTTCCCGCAACTTCCGGTGACTTTCCGGCATCTTCCGGCAACTTTCCGCCACCATCCGGTGAGTTTCCGGCGACTTTCCGGACACCATCCACTTCAATCTTGGCAATCTTCCGACGACTCCCCTCCTCAATCTTCCGGAGCCTTTCATCATGTTCCATGCGCAAACGCTCCTCCTCCATCCGGCGAGCATGCACGCGTTCATCACGCTCACGTTCTGCCTTGACATTCATTTCACGGTTGTGTTCGTTCAACAGACGCAAGCGCTCATGGCTTTCTTGCTCCAAACGACGGGATTCGGCTTCTGCCATTGCCTGGAGCCGTTTGCCCATCTGGTTACGCAAGGCCACCATCAACCCGCCCAAAAGACCAAAGCTGGACATCAATGCCAGGGTAAGCTTGTGCCAAATGTCGCCATCGTCCAGTAATGCATTGATCGAAATCACGACAAACAGGTAAACCAGGACACCTGCAATCGCCACCCAATATTGTCCGGCA